TTAGTAAATCCAATTCAAAAGTACCTGCATTTTGAAACAAAGCACTTGTTCCAACAAGGTGTAATTTTCTTGTCGGTGCATTCGTCCCAATCCCCAACCTCGCATTAGCAGCATCCCAAAACAGATTGTTTGAACCCGTCTGACTATTCGTTCCATTCCAATACGCAACTTGTCCCGTTGCACCGCTACCGCCAACTTTACCGTTAAATGTACTCCAATCAGTATTGCTTAACTTACCCGTATTTGTTCCCGATGCGATAGGTAGGTTGAATGTATGCGTGTCTGTTGCTGAACTAATCGCAAAGTCAGTCCCACTTGTTCCCGTTGCAAAGTATTGCACTTGGGCAGTCAGTCCGTTAAGTGCGTTTAGTCCCGTTGAGAATGTTGTCAGAACCTCACAAAGATTACTATTCTCGGTATGTAATGTTATAGTCCTTCCGCTTGGTGTTACAAATATTCTAATTGCTATCCTATCGGTAGCAAGTAATGCCGTTTGCGGAACGGGTATGGATGTAAAGTATTGGTCAATAACAGTTCCTTGTGTAATCCCTTCAGGGTTCGTTGAACCACTTGCAATAAGAGTAAATACGTTTGATGAACTTACTTTGTAAAGTTCAGCATAAAAAGAAGGAGTACTACCACTACTACTTGCTTGAAAATAGAACTCTAAGTTCCAATTCCCTCCTGGGATGTTCAACAAAGCAGGGTCACCTGCATCAGTTATAAAAGAAGCAATATAACCATTTCCTTGTGCGTTTGTCCTTGTAAAATTAGTTCCTGCACCAATGATGGGTGTCTTACTCATCTCATAGTAAGTGTCACCTCCAAATGTTCCTTGTGAAACACTACCATTTAAATAGTAATTAACCGATGAACCACCTCCTCCATTTGTAGGGAAGTTTGCAAGTTGTCCGTCACCTCTTACATATTGGTCAGCCGTTCCTGCACCCGTTACGGCAAGTGTTCCCGATGATGTTACGGGTGAATTGGCCACCGCAAATGCTGATGGCATGGTAAGTCCAACTGATGTGACTGTACCACTTGGAATGGTCGGAAAAGTAGCAAGAGAGCCATCACCACGAAGATATTGTGCGGTTGTTCCCGTTGGGTCATCAAACTTTGCGTTAAGAGCATTTTGCAGATCAGTCTGGTTGCTAAGAGTACCAGTTATCTGACCCCATACACCGCCACCCGTACTTACACCACTATAATTGACCACTACATATATGGGAGATACGTTAGTGCTAACATATATATCACTACTTGTATAATTAATCTTGATTACCATCTTTAACTTGTTATTTGATCAACAACTTGGACAAAGCCTTGCATCCAGGTATAAACACCTGATGGAGTAGTAACTTGTAGTTCGTAATTGAACTCACCAAGAGCATAAGTAGCAGTAGTAACGGCACTCAAAGTAACTGTACGTTCATTCGTAGCACCTTGAACAAAAATAGCATTATCCCAAGTAAATATTGTAGTTCCGGAACTATTCTTTGCCATAAGCTTAAAAGTATATGTACTTACATTAATAGCCACCTCTTGACACTCATCTTCCCAAAATGATAGTGGCAATACCCATGTATCACCCCTCTTAATTGCCCTTAAATTATGTTCTCCTATCATAATGTAAATTTAAGATTATTTATGATTATAATGCGATATATGCTGCAACAACTGATGTGCCATTTAATGCCGTTCCTAAGTTTATAACATAAGACCCACTAACTACATAATTGTAGTACCATTTGCCACCATATCCAACCGCAACAAGTTTGTGAGTTGCGGTATTCCTTGCAGGGATTGTGCCAGCAGTTACGGTGTATGTATCAACAATCGTCAACTCAGTAAAGCCACCAGTACCCTGGATAGTATAATTATAATTAGCAAGACCACCAACTGTGCTATCAAGTGTTATATCTTGTATATAACAATCAAACTCATAAACTTTATAATTGTTCTGAGCATCAATCATATCAAGGTAAGCTGTGTATAAAGTATCAGTTCCGGTAAAGAAGTCACCAAAGAAGTCAATTGGATGCATATAATTTTGAGCCATCTTAACAAGACCGCTTCCGCTTATCGTGAATCCCCTTCTTGCACTAATATATTCACGATATAGACCATTTGTCTTAGGTGCTAATTCCAAGAAATCTCTGCTCATCGTAATTGATGAGTTCTTGGCACAAGCCAATGGATAGACATTATCTTCAAAAAGATATGCTATAACTAACCCTTCTGCTTTTACTGCGTCTGCCATTATTTATATATATAACCTGATTGATATGGTGGATATAGTGAATCGTTATTGTTAAAGATAAGGTAACTACTTGTAACAGTCAACGATGTAATACTAATGCTTAAAGATAATTCAATTTCATTATTTGTAGCCAAAACAACATTGTCAACATCTAAATTTATATCAACCGCAAATGGACTTGTTGTTGCCGTAACTGTAACTGTTTTCAATAACGTAGTTGTAGAACTAATTACAAAGTTTACATTAACTGGAGGCGATGCAACCGTAATGCTTCCAATCACCCTACATTTGAAATCAACTGTTATGGTTGGTGTTCCGGTGTATCTTAATTTGTTGCCAGTAATAACCGTAAAATACTGACCATAATTAAGTGTGATTGGAACAAGACCACCTGATGCAGCGTTTGTATAAGTAGCACTTGTATTGATAAGGAAATCCCTATCATTGTCATAAACCTCTACAAGAGTAGCCTGCCAGGTAGCACTCGCAAAGTCAATCTCCTTCATATTTGCTATATAGTATAGCTTATTGGGGTCATCATCTACAAACTTAATAGTGTTGATAAGACCAATAGGATTTGAGCCATACTTTAACCCGAAGAAGTTTACATCAATTTTATTACGATGGAATCTTGTCCTTTCCCAATTTGCTATTAAGTTCTGCTTCTTAAAAGGATATGATTCTTTTTGGTATCTGTATCTGTACCAGGTTGGGGTTGTTCTTAGTGTATTTGTTTCATCAAATAAACAACCCATTAAATTTGAGTTTTGCAAATCTTCTAAGTATATCTGATCCTCAAAATTTGCCCTAATATCATCAGCTTTTGTAAACTTATCATAATCACCAGATATTGTATCAGTATAAACACCATTAACTTTATTCTGAATAGAAAAATCAATATTTTTCCAAATATTTTTAAAGGATTTTAAAGATGGTGTATTTGTTAGTAACAACCTTACAATACCATCTCTAATGACTGGAGAACTCTCAACCGTATATTTCGCCCATCCATTTTCTTGTATATCAACTGTTGCCATGTCTATTTTAAAGAATGGCTGACTTGCATAAACTGTACTATCCCAAGTTGATGGATATATAAACCAGCTACCATCTTCATTTAATCCTGCTCTAAAAGATGGTGCTGCATCTGCTTTGTATAATAACTGACCTACATTAAATATCGGCAATGGCGATGGTGCAATATTTCCTTCACTCCATCTCCACTCAAAAGATAATGTTATAATATCTCCTGCTGCAACCGGCACATCACAACTTTGCCACCAGTTATAATTATAAGTCATTTCCTCAGCAGCATACAAATAATTATCAATAACATTATTGTATATGTCAAGTGTTTCTTTTCTATAATGTACAGCACTACTTGTAAATGGACTTTCTCTATTGCCTGCTGTGTTACCGGCTTTTAAATCCCATCTATCAACATCATAAAGATTAAATCCACTACCAGCAGTATTCAATGCACCTCTGCTTAAATTTTGATTGCAAAGCAATTCACTTGGCATCTCATAGCTAAAAGTAATCTCATCAATCTTTGTTGGCCTATTTATAAAACGCAACATCTCAGGAGCAATAGGCTTAACATCCTCATTTACTCCTACCTCAATATCATATCTATTGTTTGTAATTGTTGTGCTTAAAAGTGTTACATTAAACTGCCTAAGACTTTGTGTAGGTGTCATAAACAACTCTTCCGGCCTAAATATTATCCACCTGCCTTTATACTGCAAAAGTGTTTGACTAAAAGCAGAGTTAATCTTATCTAAGACATTATACTTATTGTCATACTCACCATCTCCTATACTAAATGTCCTTGCATCAATATAGCATTGAGCAATAGCAGGAGTAGTAAGCGTATCATCCATTGTAGTATGATATAGATTGCTTATTAACTTATATTCTGCAAATGATTGTATCGTACCATTGGCAGCATATTCTATCAATTGTAAAGGAGTAAACCTTCCTACTAATTCATCTCCTGAACTATCCGTAAGAGGTTGGTTCTGCAAAAGACCAATACCCTCAGTTGCTTTTAATGTTATAACGTGCTTTTGGTCTTGCCAACTTTCTTGGAAATCATCTTGAAGTAAATATCCAACCCAATAATATTGTACTGCACTCAAAAACTCAAATGCTACATAACAATAAGTATCTGCATTGCTAAGAAAATCATCTATTGATACGCCTGCTTGGCTTATGAAATTTATAGTAGCTTGTTGTGGTCTTAGTGGTTTGTAAATGTCCTCATCACTATTGAACTCTTGAAGAACAAAAGGATTTATTGATGGTTCAAGATTTGTTATTGAACCACTATACCCATCAATATATAAGTCAACCTTGCAAGTATCACCTTGCAAGGTCTTAAAAGTAATTCTATATTTTATATTATAAGCCATTATCCAACCCTTGATATTTGTGCATTAGTTCTATTTATTGACCCAACTAAATCCGTACCCCTAAGAACAAGATTAACTGATCCACTCATTCCCATTTGACCTCCATCAACTCCACCAAAATTAGGATTAGCTACTCTTCCCAAAAATATATTACTTAATGCTGACAATATTCCCTTTTGTCCTTTTCCTGCATTTGCAGCAGGATTAGTTAATACACCAGTTGAAGCCAATGCACCCATAGGGTTTAAAACTTGTGCCAATATTTGTATAACTTGTTGTGCTGCAATTTGTGCTACAATTCTCTTTAAATTATCTAAAACTACTTTACCAAACTCTTTGAAAGTAAACTTACCAGTATCTAAGAAATTTTGAAATAAATCTTGTAATGGATTAAAAAATATATCTTGTAAAAATATCTTAGTAGCCTCAAATGATTTCTGAAGTTCATCAAGAGGTTTTGTAAATTCTGATAATTTTTTAAAATTCTCTTTACTAAAAGCTTCAGCATCAGCCTTCATATCTTTATCGGCTTGTGCAAAAGTTTCTTTAGTAATTTTTTCTTCTAATTTTAATTGTTCTTCAAGATATTTTAATCTATTTCTATCAGCTTGATCTTGAAGTTTATTAGCAGCATATCTTGCCTTTCTTGAAAGTTCTTCTAAATCTAATTCTTTTTTTGGTTTTTTTACTTTTTCTTCAACTTGTTTAAAAGGAGATGCTAATTGAGATGCAGATTTTACAGCAGTTATTGTTGCTTTATTTAAATCTTCTAATTGCTTTACAACTCCTTGTATAACTCCTTCTTGTTCACTTATTTTTTTAAAAGTAGCAATATAATCTAAAACACCTTTACCTGGTTGAACCAAGCCTGCACCCAACCTACCTTGTGATGAAATCAGTTCATCACTATATTTTTTTGCTTCAGCAGATAAATTAGGATATTTTTTTTGTAAATCATTCAATTGCTTAAATAATTCACCTAAAGCATTTCTTTGTTTTTCTAATTCTACTGATGTATTAGAAACCTGATCAACAAATTTACTTGCAACTGATTGTGCAATCAATGCCCTTGTATATCCTTCTACTGCTTGTTTTAATCCATCTAATTTACCTTTCTCAATATCAAAATTCTTAAATCTTTCTTCATCAAGCTTTTTTAATCCATCAAGTGCTTTTTTTCTTTCTGCTTCTGTTTTTGTTAAATCTAAAACAGTTGCTAATAATGCACGAGCAGACAATGCTTGACCCGCTTGTGATGCTCCGGCTTGTCCAATTAATTCATTGTTTGTTATTAATGATTTATTGTATTCCTTTAGCGATTCACCTGCCCTAACAATTACCTCATTAAATTTTGTCTGCTTTGTAAATAAAGCATCAATAGCAGCACCCAATGAACCATACTTCATTGTAAGAGCAGTTACAGCAGCAGTTACAGCACTAAATGCAAGGAAAATACCAGCAGGGCCAATCAATGCACCTTTTAATTGCGACATTACAGAAGCACCAGTCTTTGCTTCTGCACTCATCTGACCAAAGCCTTGTATTATGCCTGGGAGGTTATTCTGAATACCTATAAAACCAAATGGTAAATCTTGGAGTGTGAGAGATAATGCTGTTAATGAGTTTTGAGATGCTTTGCCAAATGACTTAACTGATTCAGTCATTTTTTCTGTACTTTTTTGAAAAGTATCAGAACTTTTTTGTACAGTAGTATTTACCTCATTTATGGATTTTTTTAAATCGGCATAGAATTTAGTAAGCTTTTGCGAAGCCTCTGATACATTTGCACCTACTTGTATATCTAAACTCATTTCCCTAAACGTTTAAAGATTTCTCTCATATCATCCTCACTCATCACATTTTCACTATGCTCATCACCTGGCAACTCCCACAAAGCCTCTGGTGTTTTAGGTGCGGTCTTTGGATCACCCATTAACCGCACCATTGTAAACATCAAAAGTCTTGTTTGCTTATATGCATCTACCTTCCTGCTTTCGCTTCCCCTTATCATCAAAGAAAACTCCCTTGGACTTATTGAATAGAAATCATTTGGTAGTAAACATAAATCACCAAACGCAAACGCTTCTATTTCTTCCCACGAGTAGTCTTTTTTTTTGTTTCGGGTTTCTTCTCCACTTCTTGTGTCTTTAGGAACTCGTTTTGGCTCCAAACTTGTATTACCGACTTGATGTCCTCCAATACTTGTTCGTTGTTTAGATTAGCCTCTATGAAATCCACAAAGCTTTCAAAGCTATACTCAGGAACTACATCCTTTATCAAACAGTTGTTGTAATAACCACTATACAAAATATGAGCAATCCCAATCTCGTTTAGCTCATTATTTGAATATGCTTTTCCTTCTACGAATTTATCTGAAAGGTATCTGAAAGATGCCATTCCAAATTTTAGTCCAAGTTTAGTATCGTTAATAGTAATAGTAGTATAATTCATAATTAAGGTGTAACATCAACAATTCCGGTAGAAGTTACAGTACCAGAGAAATTGATAAATTCAGTAGTAGATTGATTAAGAGTCAATGAAGTTACATAGCCAAGGAATTGGTGATAGTAAGCAGCACCAACACTTGAACCACTAACAACTGGGTTTTGTACCCTTACATTAACAAGTGTTTTGCCAACCATAGCAGCAAGCAAATCTTCGTAAGAGATTTGTGATACGCTTGGAGAAACTTCGCAAATTGCATCAAAGTCAACACCCATTGTAGCATCGGCTACTGATGTCAAAGGCCCACAATTGGTTTGTTCTGTGGTGGAATCAACAGTTGTATTAACTGATGATGTACGCAGACAAACGAGATTCTTAAATGATGAGCCACCAGCTACATCAATCTCTACATTCTGCAATGATCCTAAAATCTGTCCCATTTTATTCTATTTTTGAATTATTGAATTGTTGATAATAAGTATTTTTCTATTTATAAAGTTATTTCCTTCTTGCATAGTTAAGTATCTTGATGATGTTCTTGATGTGGCATATATCTGAAATTCATTATCCCCAATATCTTGAACACCAGTAGTAGGTATTAACAAAGTTAAGATTTGGTCAGCAATATCATCAATAATACTATTATTTCTTGTCATATACTGCTCGCTGAATATATCAATTACCACATCAGCACCCGAAACGAACAATTGGTTATTGTTGTCTGCCGTTTCTGTTATATCACCAATTATGACATAATTCTCAGGCATTGTTTCAAATGTATCATTTCCATAAACGGGAACATTCCTACCATTATAGGAAATATTGCCATTTAGTATTGACAAGTATTGAGTTCTTATATTATTGCTACAATCTTTCATTCCGTTTTAATACTTGCTTAATGTTGCTCTGTAAAGATACTAAACCACTTGTTACACTTGGGTAAAAATAAGGTGCTGGCCTCATCCATCCCCTTCCGTTCACATAATATTCTCTTGCCAATGCCTGCCATTCTGCTTCATTCCCAGGATATTGTGGAAAGTATTTACCAGTTCCGAACTCAATATAGGCAGCCATTGGGTCATCACCATATCCAGCAGAAAGTTTATACATAAATGGCCTAACCTTTGTTGCCCTAATTGATGCCCTTATCTCTGGATTATCAGCTGAAAATATACCTTTTGCAACAGTTGCCATTTGCTCAACCCCAGCATTTAACTCCATATCAATTTCATTAAAACGAGCATCTGCTTTTTGTTCCAAAGCAAAAATTGTCTGTCTTAATCCTTGAATATTTATGGATAGTGCTTTTGCCATCTATATCACAACTTTTTTATACTGATGATAGTTCAATCCGTCCCAATTCGGGAATTCCTTTAACATACCTGCCTTCGCATCTCCTTGGAACTTCTTACCCCTATTCTCATAAGACCAAGCGGTCAAAGTGAGAATGTCAGTAGCCAAATCCTCTGGAATAGCACTAAATCCACATTGGTATTTAATCACATAAACTCCTGGTGAATAGAACCAAATCTTGCCTCCTATAACCTCAAAATCACTATTCTTAGTCAATACATCATAGGTGTTCATTCCCGTCTTAATCTTTACCTCATCAATGCAAAGCAATGGGCCGTAAGGCACATCAAGAATCCAAAATCCTTGGCTTTGTGGTGTCAACTCTACATTTATCCTTACTGACTTGTTAACCAATGAACAACCGGTCAGCTTCTCAATATGCACCCTCGCACCATTTACCAATGATGAAATCAAATCATCATCAGTATCGTAATTTGTAATACGAAGCCAATTCTTCGCATCAGTTAAGCTGACTGGCTCAACCACCGCATCAGCTAATATTGTTATGCCGTCTATATATGTCATCTTTAACTATATTTATTAACACTTTCTCTGAACCAGGTTTCAAATTCATCAAGCGTTTTTCGTGTATCAAATTCTCTTGATCTTGCTTTTGCTTTTCTTGATGCCAAAGAATAGGTTTTTTTGTCATCCAACTTTGCAATGGCTTCAACCCACTCTTTGACATTATCCCTATTTTTGATAAATATACCACCTTTTTCACAATTTTCCTTCAAGCCAGGTGTGTCACTACAAATCACCGGAATCCCACTACACATCGCCTCAGTTGCAGTCCTTCCCCAACTCTCATATTTTGATGGCATTAGTAATATCCTTGTCTGTGCATACCATTGCTTAATATCAGGCGAATTGGCGACATATCTCACATTTGGTAGGCTTGGAGTTATCTGTTCATCGTATGACCCTAAAACGCCTAAAAATGATTTATGTGGCATTGCCCTCGCAATCTCTGCAAATATCTTACCGCCCTTGTTCTCGTTTAAGTTTATTAAAGTGATATATTCACTCTTCTCTGGTTCATTACCTACATCATAGTAATTGTAGTCAACGGGCGGAGTCACTATAAAATTACTAAATTTATAGTTCAAAAGTTCTTTTAACCACTCAGAATTGTAAATTATGTGCTGATTCTTCTCGGCATCAATAATTTCTGGATATGGGTGGCTATTATGAATCAGATGGAATACTGGCTTTCTATAAAGTTTTGCAGCATGAATAGTCCATCTTGTGTAGTCCAAATGCGTAAAAACCGCATGACTCCATCTCATCAACCCATCAATTACATTTGGGTTTGGAGGGAATACATCAATGCCATCAAAGACATAATTGTTCCTAATCTTATACTTATTCGCATCATGTAAAAGAACTCTAATGTTATGACCTTTTGATTGTAGATGTTTTAACATCTGATGAATCATATATTCTCCGCCGCAGTTATGGGAAGGAGGATAAAGATGGATTGAAGCAACTATATTCATAATTTTAGTATTATATCCGCACCTACAATTTCTCCTTTGTAGTTTGGATATTTAATTAGTAATTCAGTATAAAAAGTATCACTTATGTAATGATTCTCAAATTTAAGTTCTTTTACTTTATACTTATCCAAATCAATCGTATTTAATATCCTTTCATCACATCCTTCGGTATCAATTTGCAAATAATATATATCATTTATATCATACCATTTGC